GCTTGGCTCCAGCAAAGTTAATCGCTAACTTTGTCTTTCCATCTACCAAGTAATCAAGGGCTGTCATAGTTCCGCCAACAAAGAGTTTTGCTAGGTCACCTAAGTCATGGCGCTGCCCGACCCATTCTCCTGACTCACCGCGAATTGTCACGTCAAAGACATATTCATCGTCGTGGACAAGATGCAAGTCTTCAGTTGATGGATACTCAGGCGGGAGTTCCCAAAGATTAATCCCGCGCTTTTGTGATTCCAGTACTAAACGATTGCGAGCATGAAGGAAACGTCGCCCTTGCGTTGGATGTGTCTTATCGAAAATCCAGTTCGCATATTCAGGCGAATGAATCAAAATCGCGTCTTCCATTTCATACCTCTCTCTCGTATTTACAACCCCAGTTTATAGTAAATTTACTATATTCGCAAAACCTCACACTTCTATATTTATTTACATATAGAAGTGCTACAAACCTCACAAACACTAATTTGAACCTCACAAATTAGCGAAACAAACCTCACTTATCCAAGCCACTCTTTTAACTTCTCAACTGGATAACCGATTTCGTTAAGCCATGCAGTTACCTTCTCGACATCTTCTGTAGCACAAAAGAAATCTATGCCTGATGAGAAGACATTGGATGTTGGCTCCATTAAGAAATAAACTGGAGCAACGGAACCGTAGAAGTTCTCACATACATGCTCAGCGAATTCATTAAAGTGCGCCTTACGCTGGTGATATTCATCAGCCCATCCAGTTGTCCAGCCCGATGCTAGGACGGTCATACCTTCAAAGTTCTTGACGGTTTCAAAGTGTCCACGCCATCCGCTGGTCTGCACATACTTACGACCCTTTTCTTCCCCGAATAGTTTGTAGAACCAATCAGGAGATTCCGCTCCCTCTTCACCAAGGGAAAAGTCGCTACCGAAGATAACCTTTTCGGCTTCAGGGTCTCCATGAAACTTCAGCAGAGTTGAGGCACCTTCAAGGTCGGATTGCTCGCAGCCATAGCAGAATGTCTTTTCAGTCATATCTGAAATCGCGTAACCATCATCTTCTTGAAGGGTCTCTTCGCAACCTTCACACTTTAGAATTGTCTCGCTCATAGTTCAATCCCCGCTTTCTTCAACATTAGTTCCTTTTGTGCTCCTGCTTGCTTGATGCACTCTTCAGAGCAATACCCGATTGGGTCTGCAAATCGCTTGTCATCGAAATTCCAAATCAAAATGTCAGGTCCAGTTTCGCGCTTTCCCTTGCACCATGAGCAGATGATTATCATTGGCTTTGTTGTCATTCGACTACCTCAAACTTTCTCTTGATAACACCGACGTCTAGTAATGCTGTTGCAGTTCGCCCGTAGTGCCCTTGAAGGCTCCACGCTAAACCTGTGTTTACTAATTGCTGAAATAGTTCGATGATTGCTGGCTCGTCCAGTTCGCCTGTCTCGTAGGCGATGATTTGGCTTGATAAATCCAGTGCTTTAGTCATTATGCGTCCACCCTTCCAAACTCTCGATTTCTCCAACATGCTGCCTGATAAGCAATTTCTCCGACTTGCTCGGGATATACATCCGAGAAACTTCCCTTATTGAAAACTGTTCCTTTGCGGACATACTGACGAGTTACTGTCCATGTATCCAACCAACTTAGTTCGATTAAGACTCGGTAACCTGCACCGCATGGAAGTTCAACGCCGATGGTTTCATTCTTGTCTCGCAAGACAATTACGCGACCACCTGAAATTGCCAAGATGTTCATGTGTCCAATTTGGTTAATGAGTTCATCCTCATTGAACGGACGTCCTGTTGTTGCTGACATTTTGTATCCCCTCTCTCTACTTAGTAATCCAACGCTGACCAGTTGTAATATCTACAACCTCGACACCTTTACCGAAAGCAGCAGACATTTCGAATTCTTGCTCTGCCTTGATTGCTGCCTCAATTACTTTCCATTGAGCATCTGTGTACTTTGCTGGCTTCTCCATTTTGTATCCTCTCTCTTGGTTACAATCTGATTATATCATACTGGGGTTAGTTATTCCTATTGATTCTGACCTGCGACACAGGAATTCCTTTTTCCTCAGCAAACTTCTTTTTTGCCTTTGCGAGCGCTGAACGCTTTTCTTTGGATTCAGCAGTCAAAATTAAGAACGCGACCACATTCGCCCAGCCCTGAGCCTCCTCAGAAGTTTCAGCAGCGTAAGTAGCCAACCATTCAGCAGCCCCGTGTAAATCTCCTACGGATGGTGCTTGAGGGACCAATCCTTCGTGAAGGAATCTATCGACTGAATCCTCGTCTGAAGTGATTCTGTTTCCCCACTCAAATCCTTTGTAATCAAGACTCATTACTTAGACCCTCCAACCTTGATAGCGATTTGGAATTCCTTTTCAAAACTGACACTGAAGCATTGAACGCAGGTCACTTTTGGAAAGACTTCATACTGACCGATTTCTTTCCCGCACTGGGAGCATTTCTCCACTGGTCTCTCCTCTCTCTTACATACCCAGTATATCCTACGGGGGTTAATAATGCAAGACGTACCTAAAGGTTCCCAAAGGTTACTTTTTGGTATCGGATAGAATTGCCCTATGAGAAAGATTCAAGACGTTATTTCACGCATGGTGGCAGTCTTTATTGTCGGCGCACTAGGCACTCTAGGAGCAGCAGCGGTCGTAGGAGTTGATACGGCTGTGGCTTTAACTATGGCTGGACTTTTGGCTGTGGCTTCAGTTGCTGAGCGCTTAGCCCGTGAATATCTTGATGACGGCAAACTCACCCTTGACGAAATTAACGGAGCATTTAGCCCTTTCGCCAAGAGTGAGGAGCACGAGGTTTCGGGTGAAACTATTCTTTCGAACGACGAAGAGGGTAAGTCAAAATCCAAACGCCGAGGCTAATTAAAATCGCATAGCCGACGATTCCTTTTGCAGTTCCATCTAAAACAATCCAAGCAACGAACATGCCTAGCAATGTCCATAGTTGCCCAATGACGTCGTTAAAGAAGTCTTTCATATTTGTCTCCTATATCCGACGCTACCAACGGTAGCCATCGCTGTTGTAGTTGCAATGTTGCCAACGATTGTCGCAGCAACAATAGTTTTTGTGGCTTCTTCGCGTTCGGCTGGAGACATATCGGCTCCAAGGTTGCCAATCGCAAAAATAAGTTGAGCAGGACTTTCAAATATTGCTGAAATGATTTCTCCAGGGGATGCGAGAAGTTCTAAAGCATCAGCAACTTCAGCAGTAATAATTACTGCATTTCCATTTTCATCTGTTCGAATGTCAACAGGTGTTTCTGCTGGAAGGTCAGCGAAATCAAGACCCGCCTCGATTAATGCAGATGCAGGGACCGCTGGAGCATCAACGAATTGAGCAACGATTGCAGTTGCAACAATTTCCTTTTCGTCTTCAGTTAATTTTCCATCGGCTGTTAAATCATTGACTAGATTATCAACCTCAGTAGCGGTAACCTTTCCATCTTGTAGAATATCTTCAATAGATTCAGGGGACGGGGCAGGAGGCTCAGATGGTTGTGGTTCAGGTGTGGGACTTGGCGGGTCAATTTCCGCTGGGGGTTCAGAAGGTATCGGTTGAGGTTCTTCAACGGGCGGAAGAGTTGGCTCGTCAACGGGGAGCGGTTCAGGTTCAGGGAGCGGTTCAGGGTCAGGAATTGCCACGGGTGGCTCTTCGGGACTTGGACTTGGCTCAGGTTGAGGAGTCGGACTTGGTGTGGATTCAGGCTCAGGAGCGGGAGTCGGCTCTACCGCAGGGGTATCGACTGGATTCGGAAGAGGGACTGGTACGGGATTTGGTTCAGGTGACGGAATTGGAATTGGGGTAGGCGATGGCTGTGGGCTTGGCTGTGGCGTTGGCTGTATTGGCTCTACTGGTTTGGTATCAACGACGGGACTTGGAGTAGGCGATGGTGCTGGAGTTGTTTGTATTGGCGATGGGCTTGGCGTTGGGGTATCTAGTGGCGTCGGAGTTGGCGAAGGACTGGTACTTGGCTCAGGTGTCGGAGTTGGAGTTGGAGTTGGCGAAGGCTCAGCAGTTACTGAAGGAGAAGGAGAAGGCTCAGGTGTTGCAGTCGGTGAAGGTTGAGATGTCGGCTGAGAACTTGGAGAAGGCTCGACAACTGGGGTGGGGCTGGGTGTTGGGACTGGAGCCAAAGCAGGAATAAAGACGGTTGCTACATTCGACCAGTCTGAATAAAGTGCAAGTGAATCATTATCAGAACGAATCTTGAAACTAAAATCTTTACCGCGTCCATCGTAATCAATAACTTCTAAAGACAAAGTAATTGTGTTTGTTGTAGATGCAACGGCTCGACCAGTTGCCCAATTATCTGAAGACCAAAAAATTGCGTAGCGCTCAATTGCTGTTCCCGCTGTTGGTGTATCCCATGTCAAAGTGATATCAGTTGCAGTCAATGATGCGACTAGATTTGATGGAGCCAATGGTGCAACTGGGGGTAATTCTTGATAAGAGATTGAAACGGTCAAGCGCTTGTAAGTTCCACCGCAAGGGTCACCAAAAACTGTATTGGTCGCAGGGATGGAAAGATTCTCATTCTTGATTGCAGCGCTAACGATGCTCATGGAATTGGCTGCATGGCATGAACCTAGGACCGTGCCGTCAGGAGTGCCGTAAGAGGCAAAGAGCACTTGGTCGACCTTGTAGCCCGCTGGAGCGTTCATGTTCAGGACACCGCCCTCGTTGACGGTCGCTGTAGCCACAATTGGGGCAGCCGAGGCTGAGTCGGTCAGTGGGATTAGGGTCCACATAAAGGCAAGGCAGAAAACTGAGAAAATTCTTAGAAAGCGCACTAGAGGCTCCTCGAACGGGGTCACCGAGGACACGATTGAAATCAATTGTACAGGAGTGGGTTTTTGTACTATACTGGGGTTGTAAATACGAGAGGAGACAAAATGAGTGTGACAAAAGAGTTCGCAGTCAAGATTGATACTGAACTATCTAAGTTGTACAGCGAGCGCTGGGATATCTTGGAAAAGATTGATAGCGCAAAAGATACTTTGAAGTTTTACCAAAAGCATTACCCACAGAGAGCGCGGATTGAAGAAATTCAATCATGCGAAAACAAAATCGCTATCTTGCAAGATAAACTTTTCAAAGTTGGGAATCAAATTCTTGACCTAGATGCTATTTATGACCAAGACCCATGGACAAGAGCGTTCTTAGTTATTGCCAGCAATGGTCACGTTCACAGTTCAATGGATTGCTCAACATGCTTTCCAACTACTCGTTACAACTGGTTAGTCCAGTACAGCAACGACGATGAGAAGACAATCGTTGAGGATGCTGGTCAAGATGCTTGCACAATCTGCTACCCAAGCGCTCCAGCCGATGTTTTGAATCGCCCATCACGAATCGTGACAGCGGACAAAATCGCTAAGGCTGCTGCTAAGGCAGAGCGCGATGCAAAGCGTGAAGCAAAGTTAGCCAAGGAAAAGGCAAACGCTCCAACAGCATCAGGTAAGTTCTTGACCTACAAAGAGGGCAAGTGGACAAGAGTTATCAAAACAGAGCGTTCAGCAGTTACTGAATGGCTCAACCTTCAGTGGGATATCGAAAGAGAAGTTGTTACCCACTACTACAACGGTGAGGCTCATAGCGCTGAAAGCATTCAAGAGCAAAAGGATAAGAAAGCCTTCGCTCAAGAGATTGCTGACTTGATTGCAAGAAACCTTGCTGAGAAGCACGGTGTCTCATTCGAGCAGGAGTTGAAGACACTTCAAACAAAGTACAACAAAAGGAGGGTCGCATAATGGCAAGCAAGAAAAAGTGGTTCAATGTTTTGTTGGAAACATCAAAAACTATTCGGGTTTATGCCGAAGATGAGTTTGAGGCACAGAACAAAGCAGAGGAAAAACTAGGTCCATTGTGGATGGCTAATCGAGTAGAGGAGGAAAATAAATGAAATGTTCAAAGTGCGGAAGCCAGTTTCGTCTGACAAAGATGTGGTACGGATTTATCTGTGCCGTATGTGACACAGATGGAGCAATGGAGAAGTATGGTTTGATTTCCCAACCAAAGTAGTATATTCTTATCCTGTAAACCTAGAGAGAGGCAAACGATGAAAACCATTACAAGCAAAGTGTTGACAGATATCAATACTCAAAGCAAGCAGTATCAGTTCAATCGCGTACTAAGTGACGAGTTTATTAATCACTTGGACCCACAAGGATTGAATATCGTGCGAATTGTTTTGTTCGGACACAACATGGACTTCGCGGAGATTCTTCATCACCGCTGCATGATTCTTGCAAAGTTCGAGAATTCAATGGAGCCAGTTGAGGCTTTCTTGGATATCGCTGGAGATACATACAACCGCTTAACAACTATTGATGATGTTGTTTGGAAGGACGAGGTGACAGCATGATAGTTACTACAGAGGAAAGCAAAATAGTTTTTATTGCAATTCCAACACCTGTTTGGAAATTTGCTTGTGACCGCTGCAATAACACAGCGCCTTTCCGCAACGGAATGGAAACATGGCATCTGACTTATACAGACGGAAGCAAAGACCCAAGAAAATTTTGCTCGCAGATTTGTGCGCGTGAAGTTTATGAAGCAGAAAAGGCGGTGACAGCATGATAGAGAACTACTTATCAAAGAAAGGCGTTCGACTAAACGCCAAGGGTCGTCGCTGGGCAGACAATATTGAGGGCATCGCGCTCGCAATCGGTTTGCTGCTCATATTCGGGGTCGTAGGGTCTATTGAGAGCGGACGGTGGTTCTAGTGATACTTCCAGCATGGACAAAGTTCAAAGAGCCTCTAAAGGTCTCTGAAGCCTCCCTACGGGCTATCCGTAACGCTGAGCGCGAGAAGTTGCTTGCTGAGGAATCGGACAAGCGACACGCTCGACGCAAGGCTCGTGTTAATTTGATTATTAAACCCGAGTAGGATATACTGGTCTTGTAAGAGAGAGACGGGAGACGGAAATGGAAAGATATGCAGCGGTTTGCAAAGAGTGCGGAACCTATGTAATCAATCGTCAAACCAATCACAAACTCTACGGAGAATGTGAAAGAGAGCAGTTAAAAAACCAAGAGGGAGGAAAGTAAATGACAACAGCAGTTCTTGAAAAGAAGAAGGCTCTAACAAAGACTCAGTGCAAGGCGATTTATCGTGAAGCATATGAGGCTGGTCTTGCAGCGGGTAACGATGCAGACACTCCAAAGTTCGTAGTGGGAACACCAACTACTCCACTTGGAAACGATATTGACTTCAATAAGAAGACATACATCCTTGATGGATTGTGCGGATTCGCTTGGGTCACAGTATCTCCAGCCCGTGGAGCATTCGTTAACTGGCTAAAGGCTAACGGAATTGGCAGCAAGGGTTACTACGGAGGATACGAGATTTGGGTCCGTGAGTTTGGACAGAGCGTAGACCGTAAGAGCGCTTTCGCTGGAGCATTCGCTGAAGTACTCGAGAAGTACGGAATCACTGCTTACACTGGAAGCCGTCTCGACTAAAACTAAATAGAGGTTTCGCTCACCAGTTTCATTTTGGGTTACTGGTGAGCGATTCTAAATAAGTTTCGCTGGCTGGACTCTTGGAAGGCGGTTCAGTCAGCGTTACCGCTTATCGGGTTATTTTGAGGGGACCTAATAAGCAATCATATTTGAGTCAAAGCGGTTCGTTGATTGTTCATTTCCGCCAAGGATGCTCATGATGCTCTCCTTTTTTCGGCTAGGCATACCTGCTCAAATATGTTTTTCGGGTATCATTATTACTTGGGTACCCGAGTTCGGTGGGGTCGTCGCTCGTTGCGCGTCCGTCCTCTCTCTAGCGTGATTTGATGCGCCTCCACCGAACACCCTTTTTACCCTTGACAACCATTCATCTTCATCTGCTACCTTGTATCTCAAGGTTCGCAATACACCTACACCTCAAAAGCGAGGTCGGTCAGATACCGACAACAGGGCAGCGCTGCATCCAGTAGCGACAAACAGTTCGCTCCGAACACTGGAGGATTATGCGATTCTATGAAAAGTTATTTCAACCGATTCCGATAATTGTTTTAATATTCGGATTCATCATTGCCAATCCACTGCACATTCCGCCTGATACACCTGCGAGTGCTCAAGAGATTGTTGTAGTTCCCGAACCAATCTTGGTCGAGAGAACACCTATTGCTGCTCAAGCATATGCAAAAGCCTTGCTGCCTGAATGGGGCTGGGGTCCTGCTCAGTGGGAATGTCTTTTGCCTTTGTGGACTCGAGAGAGCAATTGGAGACCCAATGCCTATAACAAAACACCTGTACGACAAAACGGTGAAAAGTTACATGCTGGAGGAATTCCACAGATTCTCGGGCTGGACCCATTGTTCACAGTTGAGAAGCAAATCTTGCGAGGGTTCATTTATATCGAAAGTCGTTATGGCAATCCCTGTACGGCGTGGCGATTTTGGCAATCCAATTTTTACTATTAGCCTCCTCGCATGAGTGAGGATGAGCAAAAGAAACCTTCAATAATTGATAATGCGCTCGCTGAAATTGGGCACATTGCATTTCTTGACCCTGCTATCTGCACGGGCTGGGTTTTAGTTGCTGAATGGATGGGCGGTAATAACGACCGCTGGACGATTACCTTGGCAGATGATGATAATCCTGAGTGGAGACATTTAGGATTACTTCATCATGGAATTAAAACATGGGAGGACAATGATGATGTTGGAATCAAAGACAGTACTGACAAACCTACAGATTGAGCAAGAGCGCCTGAATCTTTTAGCACAATTATTGGCTGAAAGATATGGGGAGACGACACGCCCCGTTATTCAAGATAAAACAGAATAAACAAGTTAGAATTTCAACATGGGTTTGATTGACTTTGTTGAAGATGCGCCGTGTCGCAAGTCTGACCCATGGCTTTTTGACCAAATCAATTTAGATTTAGCACAACCAGGATTAAATATTTGCAAGGGTTGTCCTTACTGGATTGAATGCGAAACTCTTATCGCTCCGAGTTCATCACACTATGACGGAATTTGTGGTGGAAAGGTATGGCGCAATGGCAAAGTTTTGGCTAAGTTAATCCCTGCTTCCCCCAATCAATTGAAAGTAGGAGATGAAATTGGTTCAGAAAATAAAGATGCCATGGGAGTTTGAGGGAGCAAGTTGCTGGGGAATTGAAACAGATTTCTTCTTTCCTGAAACCACTTCAGCGAATGAAGAAAACAGAAAAGCAAAAAAGATTTGTAACAATTGCATAGTCAAGCAAGATTGTCTGACCTATGCTCTACATTACAGAGTAAGCGGAATTTGGGGCGGAACAGCAACTAGAGAACGCGATAACTTAAGAAGAAAACTAAACATAATAGCCAAACCAATACTGAATGAGAGATACGCATGAGTGCACCAATCACAATCACTGGAAACCTAGTAGCAGACCCTGAGTTGAAGTTTATTAACAATGGAAAAGCCCTAGCCACTTTCACCGTTGTTTCATCAAAGTCAACCAAGAATCCTGACGGAACTTGGGAAAACACCGACACAACCTTTTGGGATATTAAGGCATGGGGCAAGACTGCTGAAAACTGTGCAGACTCTCTAGGCAAGGGCGTCTCGGTCATTGTGGTCGGTACAGCGGTCCAAGAGAACTGGGACGATAAGAACACAGGCGCTAAGCGCTCCAAGATAACCGTAACGGCTTGGAACGTCGGAGTTGATATGAAGCGTCACACTATCGGTCAAGTAAGCACTGTGACCCGCTCAGAGGCTTCTACAGCCTTCTCAGAGCCTGACCCATGGGCTAAGACACTATCTCAGGATGCGCCACCTTTCTAACCCTCGTGTTATTATTGGGGTTGAAAAACCTCCTGAAAGGGGAACTCAATGGCATGGACAGAGTTTTTTGTTAGCACGTTGCCTAGCGGAAAAACTGTTATTGACCCAACTGGTCGACCATATTTTTCAATGGAGATTGCTCCTCGTGAATATGTGGAAATCTACATGACGACTTCTATTAACGAACTACCTTTCAAAATTGTTTTCAAGTCATTTGATTCAATTGGCGGTATTCTTGAAGAGCGTCCATATGGAAGTGCTGGTACAAAGGATTTAGCACGAAAGATTGCACTTGAAACTGCAAACCTTCGTCTTAATTCTCGCGAATTTGTCCTAGACGGAGAATAAAGGCTAAATTCGCCTCGCGCTATAATCAGCAGGTGAATGATGACTTTACCCTCAATGGTCGAGTTGTCATGTCTGTACTAAACGCTTTCGCAATTCAAAGCCATGAATTATTCACGGAGTTGAAAAACGCGGGATTCAATGAGGAACAGGCAATTAAGATTCTTGTTGGTCTAGCGAGCAAAGAGTAGTTCGAGAGGAACACATGGCATCATCGGATTTTAAGGAACTCGGCTCTACTGGCTTACGCCGTTCGGGTGGAACAGTATACGAAGAATTCCTTACCTCTCTTCGTGGTATTCGTGGCGCTCGCGTATATCGCGAGATGGCAGATAACGACCCAACTATTGGTTCGATGTTATTTGCGATTGAAAAAGTTATTACACGCCTTGAATGGCGCGTTGACCCATACAGCGATGATTCGCAAGATGGCGAAACACAGCAGACAGATAAAGAAGTTGCTGAATTCATTAATTCTTGCTTGAACGATATGTCAGATTCATGGGATGCAACTTTGTCTCAGATTCTTTCAATGCTTGTCTTTGGTTATTCATATCACGAGATTGTTTACAAAAAGCGCGGTGGAGATTCAACAGACCCAACTAAGCGCTCAAAGTTTAATGATGGAAAAATTGGTTGGCGCAAGATGCCTATCCGCTCACAAGAAACTTTGTGGCAGTGGATGATTGATGCTGACGGTGGAATTCAAGGAATGATTCAGTCGGACCCATCTTCAGGTGGCTCTCACACAATTCCAATTGATAAGGCTTTGCTATTCCGTACAACTTCACAAAAGAATAACCCTGAAGGTCGCTCGATTCTTCGTAATGCGTACCGTCCATGGTTCTTCAAGCGTCGTATTGAAGAGATTGAAGCAATTGGTATCGAGCGCGACCTAGCGGGTCTTCCAGTTGCTTACTTACCTCCCGAGTATCTTTCATCAACAGCAACTCCTGAACAGGCTTCAGTGCTTGCATCAATTCAAGCCATCGTGACTTCAATCAAGCGCAATGAGCAAGAGGGCATTGTTATGCCAGCGATGTACGACGACAACGGGCATAAGATGTTCGACCTTCAGTTGTTGTCTTCAGGTGGTTCACGTCAGTTCGATACAGATAAGACAATTCAGCGCTATGACCAGCGTATGGCGATGTCAATCCTTTCAGACTTTATTCTTCTCGGTCATGACCGTGTAGGTTCATACGCACTAGGTTCATCAAAGATGGATTTATGGTCAATGGCAGTTGATTCAATCGCTAAGAATATTGCTGAAGTAATGAATCAGTACGCGATTCCTCGTCTTCTAAAACTTAACGGAATGGATGTATCTCGTGCACCATTCTTGACATACGGCGAAGTAAGCCACGTCGACCTAACAGAGATTTCAGACTTCGTAACTAAGTTGGCTCAGGCTGGAGTTCTTATGCCTGACCCTAAGTTGGAAGATTATCTTCGTGAGGTTGCTGGACTTCCACCAGCCGAACATGATGGTCAAAACTTTGGAATGCCTCCAATGCCTCAAGGTGCAACTGCTCCTCAAGAGACAACAGCGCCACTAGACATACCTGAAGAGACAGAACCGCTTGACGGCGATTTGGATTAAATCATGGCTATCCGTTTCAGTAAGGCGGAACGCCGTAATCCGCTGAATGCGGAGGAAATGCAGTTAGCCCGAACACTTTATGCTGCTATTTCGCGTACCAATGCGAGAATAACAATTGCTGAATTAGTTGCCGTCCTTGAGAAGTTGCAGCCTGATACTTTGAACGATTTGCTCAACCGAATCTCATTGATTCAAGAGCAGGGAGTAATCAGTTCAACCATTTTGAATTCAATCGATATCGGTGGCAAGAATGCTATCGAGCAACTTCAAGCGATTGCTCCAAAACTTGCCCTACCTGCATTCACTCCATCAAAGGTAGATATCGGCAACAGCGATGCTTTTCAAAATACTCCAGTAACACGAATTCCTGCATGGGCTGCTCCTGAAGGTAAGAAGTTACCCGCTCAATTAAATATCTCGTTCAATCGAACAAATCCTTATGCAACTCAGTTCGCTCAAGCACGAGCAGCGCAATTGATTCAATCAATCGACGAAATGACACGCTTAGGAGTTCGCAAAATCATCAACGACGCATTCGTTGAGCAGATTGATTACCGAGCAACAGCAAAGAGAATCAAGAATGTTGTTGGTCTTCATCCCAAGTGGGCAGATGCAGTGGTTAAGTTCGAGCAACGTGAATATAGCCGTCTAGTGAAGCAAGGACTCAAAGAGGGAGCAGCACGAGTTAAGGCTCAATCTAATGCTGCTACTTATTCTGACCGCTTGCGTAGCGCTCGCGCCACAATGATTGCCCGCACTGAAATAAGTATTGCTCAAAACGAAGGTCGCTATCAAAGTTGGAATCAGGCATTCGACCAAGGATTCATCGACCCTGCATCACTCAAGATGTGGATGACTGCTAAGGATGAACGCACCTGCGATATCTGCGGTCCAATGGATGGCGAAGTAGTTCCATGGAATGGTCTGTTCTCAACTGGAGACAAGGTTGCTGGACGAGTTCACCCGCACTGTCGCTGCTCAATGGTTATGTTGCCACCTGATGGTAAGGGTCAATCTTTCAAGCAAGATTACGACCTGCTCAATGAAGTAATTGGGTGGGACGAATGACATATGCAATTAGATTTCCAGTTGGATACAAGCCTGTAATTAAACACGGCAGCCATGACCAAAAGACTCACGGTGCATGGGCTAATGGCAGTTCATCCGATACAGAACTTGATTCCATGCCTTATGAGTGGAACCCGCTTAAAGGGAAAGAGCCAACTTGGGGAACGGCTACAGCAGTTGTGGCTAAAGAGGCATTTGAAGAGATTGCACAAAGTCAGATTGCAACTCGCCTTTGGGGTGGGGAACTAGACAATATTGTTAAAGATGGAGGCTTCAAAAGCCTTAATGAGATTCCAACAGATTCTAAATATGGCGTAAGTGCAAGTGAGCAATATCGTGAAGCCCGCTCTCAACTAGAAAACGGAGTATGGCGTACTCCAAAAGAGGGCGTTCAACCAATCTATGGTTATCTTGATGTTGAGAATCCAGCATACCAAGAAGGCGTATCTCTTTACGGAGATGTAAAAATTACTCTTAAAGATAGAATCTCGGGCAGAACTACAGTTACAGCAGGAGATAGCCTGAATCATAGACTAACACCTGTTCGTCTATCCGAACTTCGTAATAAAAAAGTAAATGCTGACGATGTAATGAGGGCAAGCAGAAGTAATGCTTTTTCAGAATTCAGCAGAGACAAGAAAATTCAAGTGGAATACGTCGAGGCTCAGATTCATGGTGGAGTCAAATTATCTGATTTTAAGTCAGTGACCTTAGATAGATTTTCCCAAGTACAACCCGATACGATTACGGTTCTTAAGCAACTTGGGATTGAGGTGACTGTAAATGACTAATATAGTTATTGATAGCCCAATCACTGGCAAGCGTGAAACCCTTACTCAAGCCCAGTTCAATAGTTACATGGCTCAAACCAACGGAGCGGTCCTTAAGTGGATTGTTGAGCCTGTTCTAAAGCACGGTTCGCATGACCAAAAGACACACGGTTCTTGGGCTACAGGTTCAGATGGATTAACTGTAAGTATTGATAATTCAAAATTTGAAAAAACAATGACTTTGAATAATAAAAAGGGTGAACCGCTTGCATATGTTCAATTTCAAGACTTTGAAATTGATAAGAAGATAGATATTCTCTACCTTCATAGTTACGATAGCGGTAAAGGTTATGCGACTAGAGTAATTGACGAACTCTATAAAGCAATGCCTGATAAAGAAATTTATTGGGGAAAAACTAGCGCTCCTGAATCTACACACTTAGCACAAAAGTTCTCCGATAAGTATGGAAGAACTCAATTTATGCCTTGGGGTGAGGGTGTTATTGATGGTTATGAGTGGGGCGAGTTATATGGCGATAAGACAGCGAAAGTTGAAAAACATGGCTTACACGACCAAAAGACACATGGTTCCTGGGCTAATGGAAGCGGTTCAAGCGGACTGACCCATCGTGAGATTTACAATTTGCAAGTAGGCAGAGGCGATTCGTTAGTTTCTAAAGTTTACAAAGCCGAGGATACATTTCAGCCACAACTTCAACGCGAACTTCCTATCCCATTTCCACCTAAGCCTAGAGTTGAATTTGCCACAAAAGAAGAATATGACAAGGCTTACAAAGAGTATTCAAAGAATTATGATGAGTGGACTAAAGAGTCGCATCGAAATATTAAATCAGATTTAGGTCAAAAGCATTTAGATGGAACTAGGGCTGGTGTTCAAAAGTACATGGACAATCTTCTCGACCAAGATTGGTTCAAATCAGAATTTGGCACTGGAGGGGTTGTCCCCAAGCCTCAAGTTAAATTGCTCGATATAAATTCTGCTGGACGTTATGTTTTTGGCTTTAAGAATGGTCAACCATATACATCCATGATATTCAACAAAGGTTTTTCAAAGGCTGAACCAACGATTCTTCATGAGATTGCTCATTATGCAACCACTATCTCTCAGCGAGAGCCTTTTGATGGGCACGGAGTAGAGTTCGCAAAAAACCATGTTTACATTACGAGCAAAGCAATTGGTAGCGATTATGCCGATGGACTTGCACAGGCGTATCGAGAGGAGGGAGTCGATGTTGGATAATTACGAGATTGAAATTGTTGAACCTCCACTGGACCCAAAATTCCTCCCTGTCCCTTATGAAGAAGATGTTCTCAAGCACGGCTCTCATGACCAAAAGACACATGGCAGTTGGGCTACAGGCAATTATGAGAATCTTGCTGAATGGCTCAAGGCTGAAGATGCAGTATTTGGCTCTAAGGAAGAAAAAGATAAATATATTCGTGAACATTTGTTAAGCCAACGCGAAGCGGGATTTAGCCAAGATACCTATCCTGAATTTGCAAGAGCAATACATTCATATACTGGCTCACCAGGGTATGAAATAAATGAAGTTCTCAGAGATGAACAAATTAGCAATGAGGGTTATCAAAATATAATTGATAAGTTAGATAAAGCAATAAAGGTCGCGCCACCACTTGGTGAGGAATTAATTGCATATCGAGGAGTCAAAGGAAATGGATTAGATTTTTTTGAAACCCTAAAGACTGGCGATACTTATACAGATAAAGCCTTTACATCAACAACAATTGATGCTGGAGTTGCTCAGCAATTCGGTGGCTCAATGCCATATTACGAAGGATTAGTTTTCAAATATAAGTTACCCGCTGGTACGAAGGGAATCTTTCCCGCTGGTTACCGTGATTATGAGGCAGATGCACTAGGAAACATGAAATTTACGCCAAAAACAGATGAGGCTGAATTCCTATTACCTAGAGATAGTAAATTCAAAGTAGTTGCACAGCGCGGTCGAGTTTGGGATGTAGAGTTGGTGCCATGAACCTAGATAGATTCCAACACGACTCATCTAAGGGCTTATCCCTTGTCGTTGAGAAGCATGGTTCCCACGACCAAAAAACCCATGGCAACTGGGCAACTGGTGGCACTCTTTATACAGGCATCATTGACCGCCTTGGCGCAAAAGATGTAACTGGATTCAGCCTAGATATTAGTTCCAAGAAAGCGCCTACTAGCGGGTACATGGCTTCTAATGCTGGGGCTGAGCAGACTGTTGGCTACGATGAATTCTTCTCAAGTCGTGATAAGAGCAGAGAAATTCTTTTTGATTACATAACTAAAAATGCAAATCAGTTAAGCGAGCGCGGAGCCTATTTCGGTATATGGGTTGTAAAAGACCAAGGAACCGTGTACCTTGACGTCTCACGAAGATACGACACTAAGAGCGAAGCAGTTCGCGCTGGTTTCGAGAATGACCAACTATCAATTTACGATATCGATAACGATTCGTATATTTACATGAAGGACGAGGTAGATGAGCGAACCAACAAAGCCGTTGCTGATAGAGATTCCAATTCCAGTCAACGAAATGACGGACGAGCAGAAGAAAGCATTCGCGGAGGAAATCCTCAACGCGATAGAAAGCAACCGCTAACTTTCCCTCATGTTTGTTTAGGACGATACACAGTTCAAAAACATCTTGAAGGGCAGCATGACCAAGAAACTCACGGAAACTGGGCAGGGGATAGATATCCTGCTGATTCAGTTAAGGGCGCAAGAGACGGTGCCAAGGAATATGCCTTTCAGAAGGGCTTGAAGCCCGATGAGACGATTGACTACACGAAAGTAGTAGCAAACCGTGACCGTGCAGCATCAATAGCCGATATCTACGAAACTCTGCCTAAGATGGATAGAGATGCGGTAGACGAGTACGAGGCGCTGGCTTCAGAGGTCGAAGAGCAGTTCAATTACATGACCAAGAACCTAGGGGTAAAAGTCTCCTTCGTTGCTGAAGACCCATATAAGACTTCTAAAGAGATGTTTGCCGATGTCAGTACAGGGAATCTAAAAGTCCTATCGACTGCATCAACTGGTGCCCATCCGCTATTTAGCGATTTACAGAATGACAAGTTCAGAGCAGTTCATGATTACTTCGGACATGCTGCAACTGGTCGTGGATTCGGTCAAGATGGCGAAGAGGCTGCATGGGTCCATCACTCACAGATGTTTACAAAGAATGCTCGAGCAGCATTAACAACTGAAACCCGTGGGCAAAACTCATTCTTTAATAATCGAGGCAAGCAGTTCGCTGACCAAAAGGTTGCATTGCTACCTTCTGAATTTTGGGAAGTTCCAGCAGTATTCACAAAGATTAAAGTGATTCGCTTTGAGGCTGGGCTTAAGCCAACCTTTAAGCACCTTCAAGGACAACACGACCAGTCGACTCACGGCGCTTGGGCTAACGGTGGATATACCGAACAGCAACAATCAGGTATGGCTGCCATGGAAGGTAGAGGTCCTTCAACTTTGGACCTAGATAATCTTCATGATGCACTGCTGTATGGCATGAATGGTCCTTCCTTAGATGAGATGAAAAATATTGTTGAAAATGACCAAGGGCTTTATGAGCAAGCAATTGAAGGCATTGATGAAAGAGTTGATGCTGAAATGGCAGAATTTGGTTGGGACGATACAACCAAGCATGATGCTGATTTTATTGAAAGACAAAGAAATCAGGTATACGAAGAGCAGCAAGCAAAAATGATTGATGAATATATTTCTAATGAATCAGATTTCATTCATACGCTCTATGAAGAGCAAAATGGCGGAAGCATTCAAAGTCAAATGGAAGAAATGACTGGATTTATGAATGAGGTTTATTCATCCGAGCATATGGGCATGGATGTTTACGGAAACGAAGTGAACCTTTATTCCGAGGTGACAAGCATGGAGCCAAGTTCCTATGTCACTGGAGGAATTAAGATTTATGGCGTAGTTCAAACAACTGGTGGAGAGGCTGCTGGTGAGTTCGAACGCACGATGTATAAGGAAGATGGAGTTTGGATGGTCGAGCATGACCTATTCCAAATGTATGACGATTACAGAGGTTCGGGATTTGGTACAAAGTTCATTCAGCAACAAGAGGACTGGTACACAACTCGTGGATTCGGCGCAATTACTGTAGGTACTGCATGGGATGGTGCTCGCCACTGGGCAAGAGCAGGATATGACTGGCACCCACAATATGTCGAGGACAACATTTCTCGCATTGCAAATGAATCTCAATACAACGATAACTTCGAAGCAGGTTCAGAAAACCGTAGCGAGTTCAATAGTTTGATGTCCCGAGCATTCGATGGATATGACCCTAATAAATCTTGGACTAGCCAAAGAGTCAATGGCACTGTCAAGATGAAGCCGATTACAAATGATGATTTCCCGCTACCTAACGATTTTGCCACTATCGGCATTGCTCGTAAGACTCGAGACAGTGATGGCGTATCTGACTGGGGCGGAAAGTCTCTTATGGATAACCTCAACTTGAAGTACACAAAGGTTCTAACCGCAGAAGGTCGTTCTGTCATACAGGGTCCAGTTGACCGAGATGGTGATGGATTGGTCTACGACGGAACGGCTCGCGAAAAGCCCGCTCCTACGGTAAACTTAACACCATGAACAGAGAGCAGCGACTACGCGAAATCCAAAAGACTTATCGCTCATGGTCCGATAAGGCTGAGTTCATCAGTGATACCCAAGCAACTCCTGAAGATGAGGATAAGTTTTACGAATCTCTCATTGAGCAAAAACTAATCCCAGTAGAAAAGACTGAATAGCAGTTGTTATTCTATCCGCTATCCTTAGTACATGGCGGATATTTCATCTAAACTGATTAACCTAAGCGCTGAGAAACTACTCGCGCTCCATGACCGTGTTCACAAGTCGGTGGCTCCTACGGCTGCTGAGATTGAAGTTCACCACACAATCCTTAACGAGATGGCGCGTCGAAAGATGGTTCGCCCTCAAGACTCATGGGATGAGTTCGAAATCCTCGTAGATTCAATTCAAGACGTCGACCTAACCTCTCTTGGCTCTTCATTGCCTGAAGGAATGGCTGAGGACGTCATTAAGACAACTGGAAGCCAAGTTGGAAATGTCGACACTTATCTAACAATCGACGGCTATGAAATGCGTATCGAGCCAGTTGAACTTGACCCTATGGAAAAGATGATTCGTGAAGAGGGTGGAAAGTACACAGTTTACGATTCAACTGGAAAGCGAAAGTTTGGAACATACAGTTCAAAGAAAGAGGCTGAAGACCGCCTCGACCAAATGCACCGATTCTCAAAGGCAGATAACACACCGCCAAAGGCAGTTCGAGATGCAGCACGTCGCGCCCTAGATTGGATTGCTGACGGAAAGGCTGGAAGTGGATTCACTTCAGTTGGTCGTCATCGTGCATCACAGTTGGCTTCAGGGGAAAACATTTCTCTTGAAACATTGAAGCGAATGAAATCTTTCTTCTCTCGTCATGAAGTCGATAAGAATGCACTTGGATTCTCTCAAGGTGAAAAGGGCTATCCATCGGCTGGTCGAGTTGCATGGGATGCGTGGGGCGGAGATGCAGGATTTGCATGGTCTGAGTCCATGGTTGCTCGCGCTGAAAAAGAAGAGGTTGCAAAACATAACGAAGGAAAGCACGACCAAAAGACACATGGTTCTTGGGCTGACGGAATTGCCGAAACGATTTTGGCAGGTGGTCACCCTGAAGTAGAGCCTGAGAATCTATCCGCATTCTTGATGAAAGCATCAAAGCGAACAGACCATCCTGATTTAACAGAGTTAAGTATCAAGGGAACATTGCTATACGGTGATGAAGGAATGGGTATTGCTCGTAAAGACATGCCTCAAATTCCTGGAAAAGAACGCGCTCGCTTTCTTGATGATATTGAAAAGTCAGATGGAATTACAGTTGAAAAAGAAAAGATTGACCCAACAACACTTAAGCCAATTCAAAAAGAAATTTCAGCCTCTCGTTCAGGTGCTATTTTTAATAAGTTCCGTAAAGACGGAGAAATTCCAAAGGATGAAAGAATCCTTATTTCTAAAGACGGTTATGTAGTTGACGGTCACCATACATGGGGAGCATCGGTTGCATTTGCATTTGATAATCCAGGAACAGAATTACCTGTATACCGATTATCAGTAACGGCAAAAGAGGCACTTGATGTTTCTCTTCGTTGGGCAAAAGAAAACGGTTTTGAAGGTCAGGCTATTGATGCTCCAGCAAAGAAAGCGCTTATTTGGAAACATGAAGGCGGAGGACATGACCAAAAGAGTCATGGTGGATGGGCTGCTGGTTCAGATTCATATGCAGATGATGTCGCTCCAAGCAAAGACCGTTCAGCAAAGGCTGTTTCACTTGCAAGTGGAATTCGTGACCGTGCGGTTAAAGTTGAGCCAGCAGTTACTGAGTTGGTAAATACATTTGCTAAAAACGCAGATGGAAAACTTATGGGATTGCGTCAGCGTTTGAAGTCAACAGATTCGCTTGCTAGAAAGATTGACGCAGATGCTGCATCAGAGCATGAAGGAAATCATGAGAAGGCTGCTGAATCAGTATCAGATGCACTTCGATACACAATTAAAGTTCCTGATTCAAACTATGCAGATGGTTTAGATGCAACAGTTAAGGGACTTGAAGGAACTGGTTGGAAAGTTCGCACCAAGAACTTTTGGAAGACT